TAAAAAAGAAGTAAAAGCTGCACCAGAGTCTACTAAGGTAGAGCGTCCTCGTGAACGTAAAAAAGGCGTATTTAATGGGACTCAGGGTAAGCTGCAAGTAGGAAAGCAAATTGAAGGCTATCACTTGCATATTTTCAATGACACGCCAGGTCGTATACAGGCTGCCACTGAAAACGGTTATGAGTTTGTTCACCCAAATGAGGTAGATGGGGTTACGGAGAATGTTACATCTCGTAACCTTGATTTAGGAGATAAGGTTAGGTTCTTAGTAGGTGCTGGTGAAAAAGGTGATCCAATGTACGCTTACTTGATGAAAATCAAAGAAGAGTTTTGGCTCGAAGATCAAGCACAATTACAAGAGCGTAACGATAAAACTGATGCAGCAATTCGTGGTGGTAAAACACCTGGAGTAGATTCTACAGGTTTCTACAACGCTGGCATCAAATACTAATTAACTTTCTAATTAAGGAAAAAAAATGGCAAACGTAAATGCCGTATCAGGACTGTCGCCTAACGGCACAATCACTGGTGCACCTTTTAACGAGCAAGGCATCCTCTATGCTATCGCTAACGACGCTTCTAACACATACGCCATTGGCGATATCGTAAAGTCTGCTGTTGGTAACGATGCAAACGGTGTAGCTCTTGTAACTAAAGCAGCAGCAACCGACGTACCTTTGGGCGTTATTGTTTCTATTCGTGTAGCTAACCCTGGCGTAAGCTTGGCTGGTACAAACATTGACTTAGGTAAGTTGTACATTACTTTAAGCTCTGGTAGCTATTCTTATGTTTATGTTGTAACTGATCCTAACGTAGTGTTCCAAGTTCAAGCTAACGCTTCTGCTGCTGCTTTAGTTGGTTCTACTGCTGTTCCTACAATTACAGCTAACCAAACAACACTGTCACAGTCTTCACCATTATCAGCTACTTATGTAACTGCCGATGCTTCAGCTACTGCAGCTTCTATGTTCCAGATCGTTGGTATGTTCCAAGAGCCTACAAACACCCCTGGTGCTTACAATAATCTATTGGTTGTTTTCAATAAACACCAATACAAACAAGCCTTCGGTGCTTAATTAATAGGAGATATATAAAATGGCTGGTGTAATTACAACTGGTACTCACCCAAAGGCCCTATGGCCTGGTATCAAAGCTTGGTGGGGACAAACCTATGACGAACATCCTGAAGAATACATTCACTTGTTCGACAAAGATACTTCACATCAAAACTACGAGGAAGACGTTCAGTTAACTGGATTCGGTCTTGCTCCTGTTAAATCTGAAGGCTCTGGCGTTCAATATGACTCAGAAGTCCAAGGTTTCGTAACTCGCTACACACACGTTGCATACGCTCTTGGTTACATTGTAACTAAAGAAGAGTTGGATGACAACTTGTATGAGCAAGTTTCTAAGCGTCGTGCTGCTGCGTTGGCAATGTCTTTCCGTCAAACCAAAGAAAACGTTGGTGCTAACGTTTACAACCGTGCGTTTAATGCAACCTACACAGGTGGCGATAATCAACCTTTGTGCTCTTTATCACACCCTAATACTTCTGGTGGCACTTTCGCTAACACCCCTACTGTTTCTGTTGACCTCTCCGAAGCTTCTTTGGAAGACGCAACTGTAGCAATTATGGGTTTCCAAAATGACCGTGGTTTGCTCATTAACGTTATGCCACGTAGCTTGATCGTAGCTCGTCAAGAATGGTACAATGCTAATCGCATTCTGAAGTCTGTATTCCAATCAGGTACTGCAAATAACGATATCAACGTTCTGAAGGCAACTAATGCCATTCCAGAAGGTATCACTATGAACCATTACCTCACAAGCCCACACGCTTGGTTCTTACGTACTAATATCCAATGCGGTATGCAGTACTTTGAACGTACTGGCATTAGCTTTGACATGGACAATGATTTTGATACCATGAATGCTAAAGCTAAAGGCTATGAGCGTTACAGCTTTGGTTGGACAGACCCACGTGCAGTTTATGGCGTAAACGGCCCATAATTAGTTCTTTACATTTGAACTAGTTTGTGTTATAATAGGAAGGTTAGGGGTTCACAAGATCCCTTTCCTTTCCTTCTTAAGGACAAATAATGGACTATCCAATTATTAAAGAGCCTAAGAATGCCGTAGTTAAGGACAAGCCTAGCAACATGGCTATTCCTAAAATGAACGCACCTAAAGGTCTCGGCAACACCCAAGCAGTAGAAAACAAAGAAGGTCAAGATTCAGGTTTCAAGAAAAAGCGTTTACACGCTGTTGAAAAACTGCATTTCCCTAAGTAATAATTCTTTTATCCTAAACGTCTTAATTGACGTGAACCCATCACTTTTAGGAGATATAAATGGGCACACCAACAAGATTTACATACGGTGCTACTACCGTAGCCAAAGGAAAGCCACTAGGCGATTATCCTTTACAATCCCCATTTAACAGCAGCAGCGACGTCGGTTATGGCGTAGCTTCTTATGTTAATGATTTTCAATCAACGGTTGCTGAGTATACAGTAACTGGTACAAGTTCTACTTTTGCACTAACTTCTGGTGCAGGTGGTGTTGCTATCTTGACACCTGGTGGAACAACTACTGCAACTTCTGCTTATAAAACAGCACAAAATTTCCAATTTATTTCTGGTCAAAAAGCATGGTTCGTATCTCGTTTCCAAGCTTCTGCTGTCTCTGGAACTAAATCTTTCTATGTAGGTTTGCAAGCTGGTTCAGCAACTACTGATGGTCTTTGGTTTGCTAAAGCTGCTTCTTCTACTTCTATTAACTTAGTATCCACTGTAGGTTCTACAGCTACTACTTTAGTTACTGGTGTAGCTACTGCTGCTGCAGCTACTAACGTAGAACTTGGTTTGTACTTTGATGGTACTGACTTACAAGTGTTTGCTAATGGTAACTTGGTAGCTCGTGTTTCTTCACCTACCATCGGTACTTCTGCTACTACTTTGACTAGTGTTGTTTTGTCTCCAGTATTCCAGATTACTCCTACTGCAACCGATACTTTAACAGTTGATTACGTTCTAGCTGCTGAAGAAATTTCACGCTAATAGGGGGCTAATATGACTACTGTCATTCAAACACCTCAAATATTAGTTGACGGCCCTCGCCATGTTGTAATCAAATACGAAGGTACTTTAACAGCTACGGACGCTGGTGTTTACACTATTGTTGCCCCTGCTAACTTAAGTGACTTTGATATTAATGGTGTTAAAGCTAATCGGTTACGTGTTGATAGAATCACCTACGACGTAGAAGATTTATTAACTGTGAACGTCCTTTGGAAGGGTGCTTCTACTAATACTGTGTTCTGGAACTTTGCAGGACGTGGTAAAGTAGAAGCTAGACACTATGGTGGTATTATTAATAATGCTGCCAGCCCAACAGGAGATATTGTAGCTACCTTTGATTATGAAGGCACAGGACAAGTCTTAACATTTACAATCGTTCTTGAGTTGGTAAAACAACATACGTAATGCAAACTAATCTAGACGCTAAAGAAATCCAACTTGTTGCTACCATCATTCGTGCTGATGGCAGTAAAGTGGAACTTGGCGTTATAGATTACTACCATTGCAACCCTATCAAGATGTTTATTTGGAGAATTAAAAAATGGTTATCCAAGTAAAAACTTGTTCTAAATGTATTTTAGAAAAAGATATTACTGGTTTCCATAAGAGGGCTAAGTCTAAAGACGGTTACGCTACAGCGTGTAAACAATGTATAAAAAAGCTAACTGATTCTTATTATAATAAAAATAAAGAAAAAGTAATTAAACAATCTTTAGAATATTATTATAATAATTTAGATAAAGCTAAGAAAGCACAAAGACTCTGGGATGTAAACAATAAAGGCACTAGAAATGCTCTTCGTGCAAAACGACGAGCAATTAAGTTTTTAGCGACTCCTTCCTGGGCTAATTTAACTGCTATAAGATGTAAATATCAATTAGCTGCTATGTTAAATAAAGAAGGTCTTGAAGCGTGGCATGTAGACCATATTGTACCTTTGCAAGGTGCAGATGTTTGTGGTTTACATGTTGAATACAATTTAAGAGTTATTCCTGCAAAGGAAAACTTATCGAAAGGAAATAAACATGGCTACACTACTAGTTAACACTGGTCGTGCCATCGTAACTAGCCGTATCAACGGATCAGGTACTACACCAAGCTATGTTGCTTGGGGTACTGGTTCAGGTACAACTGGTGCGACTGACACAACTTTGTTTACTGAAGTGACTCCTCGTGTCTCAGGCACAGCCACTCAAGTTACAACTTCTACAACCAATGATACTTTCCAAGTAGTTGGTACTCAGACTGCAGCAACTGGTGAGACAATCACTAATGCTGGTTTGTTTGATGCTTCTACTTCAGGTAACTTGTTTGTTAAAGGTGACTTTACTGGTATTGCTTTAAGCAACGGAGATTCAATTCAGTTTACTTTTAAAGTACAATTTAGTTAATAGGAATATATGGCTTTCGTTCTAGCAGATCGGGTTAAAGAAACTACTATTGTTGTAGGCACAGGAGCAGCAACTCTGCTCGGTGCTCAGGCAGGTTATCAATCCTTTTCTGCTGGAGTAGGAGCCAGCAACACAACGTATTACACCATAGCTGACCAATCAGGTTCAAACTGGGAGGTTGGTTATGGTACTCTTGATGCAACTGGTTTAATTCTAACCAGGACTACCGTATTATCTTCATCTAATTCAGGATCTGCAGTAAGCTTTTCTGCAGGTACAAAAGACGTATGGTGTGACTATACGGCTAAAAAAGCAGTTATACAAGATTCAATAGGGACAGCAACTGTTCCACAATTAGCTACAAGTTCTTCAACTAGTACTACTCCTGTATTAAGTTTTAATGCTTCTAATTCAGCATACGCTTCAGGTGCTACTGTTGCTAATAGTTACCTACAGTTTCTTATGCAGAACAAATCAGGTACTGCAGGAGCTTCTACCAATTATGTATTAAGTAACGATATCGGTACTGACTCAACCAATTACGGTGAGTTTGGTATGAACTCTTCTGTATATAGTGCCTCCACACCTTCTGATTTTTATAGTATTAATAATGGTATTTATTTTTCAGGACATGATGGCGATATAAGTGTTGGTTCGGGTAACGGTTACAAAACATACTTA